GGATGGTTGGACCGGCCGATGATCCGCCGGCCAGCACAACGCTGATCCCATAGACCGTCGCAAGTTGGCTCGAGACCGTCAGCGCATTGCCGTTGATCATCTGGTGTGATGGCCATTCCGCGCCGCAATCGACCAGATCCTGTGTTTTGCCGCGCCCGGAGATCTCGATCGAATGGTTCGAAGCGTCGCCATAATCGCGGATGAAATCAATGTATCCAGTGATGACAGTGTCGTTCCCCAAACGAACGCTGCAGGAGTCCCCCTCCTTTACCGCAAGCGTTCCGCTGACGCTCGCCCGCACGCGAAACGAGGGCGGAAAGCCTTCGGCCCGCAAGGTAAGCTCGATCTCTTCCCAGCCCTGAAATTCCAGCCCGTTTGCAATCAGGACAAGATCGTTGAGCGCCGTCTTGGGTTTGGCGACAACCACGATATCGCTCATGATGCCAAAGCCTCAAATGTGAGCGGAAAGAACAGCGGGTGAATAGGATTGACCTGCCCGACCAGCTGATCGGCGCGTGTGGCATCGCCATAGAGCTGCTGGGCGATCAAAAGCGCCGGCAAAGGTTGGCCAAATGCAAATTCGCGCAGATCCGCCGCCGTGGCCGCCGCATCGCGCAGCATAACCACAATTGCCGCCCGACAATCCCGCAGCGCTGCATGAACATCATCCGCGCCCGCATCGGCGGCCTGCACGGCAAGCTTGTCCAGCACAGGGGCAATCTGGGCGATGCGGGCGGCGGCGTCATCCGTGCTCGATGGCTGATAGCGCGAAACGGCATCGGTCAAAGCCGCTGCGGCCGCCTGACAAACCATCAGGTCAACCAAGGCGGTGATGCTGGTACTGCCGCCCGACAGTGTCGTGGCAATCAGGCTGAGCAGGATACGGATAGCATCTGCCGGGTCAGCGCAGCAGTCGAGCAAAGCATCGATCATATCGGTGACGGCGGTGGCCAGATCGGNGATATCGGCAAGATCGACCGATGCCGCCAGGGCGGAGGNTGCAGCCGCCCGATCTTTAACTTCCTGCCGCAGAACTGATGCATCCGAAGTTAAGCCGGAGATGGTCTGATCATTGGCATAGGCGCTCTGGTTGGTAGCGATCAGGCCGCTGTTCGCGCCTAGGGCATAGCGCCCATAGGTCGATCCGCTGGATGCAATCAGCCCAGTTGCGATGCGATACAGCGCCGTGGCGTCATTGGCATACCAGAGGACGCGCGACACCCATCCCGCGATGCGTCCGACCAGATCGGTGCGGACGCCGGCTACGCTCAAAAGTCCCGTCGCCGACGCCAACAGGCTGGAAAACCCAATGGGTTTGCCAGAAATCAGGGCGAGCACGGTGGACTTGGCAAAGCTGATGAGCGCTTTGCGCAAACGGCTGCCTGCCGGTGTCAACGGGCGTATAAATTGGACGTCCCCCACCTGTTTCTGCAGGTTTGTGGTGGCGGCCGACGAAGCGACCGGATATTCCTGTTGCCCGGTTTCAACCGCCTCGATCTCCACCTCAGAGTAATTTTCGGCATCGAGGCCCTCGCCGATCGTCCATCGCAGCAGCGCCACCGTAATTTTGCCCAGCGTGGGATGGTCGAGCGTGCCTGGCCCCGGTTTGTCGCATGCAGCCAACAGGGCGGCGCGCTGCATGGAGACGCTGCTTCCGCCCAGCTTAACCGACCCATCCAGCACAAATCCGTGCAGGCGAAAGCGGCGGGCATCGCGGCCCAGATCCTCCGCCCAAGACNCCTCCTTGCCGGGATATTGGTGCACGACAACGCGCCGCCCACCGGCCGATTGGTTCTCCACCACGGCAAATTTCGCGCCGCGAAACGCAGCGGGTGCAAGAGCCATCGATGCGCCTTTCGGATCAGTTTGCCATGGCGGTGCTGACCGCCCCGCCGTTGCTGCGCGCTGTCACCTTGGTCCCCGGAGGAGCGCCCTTCATTTCGACGGTAACATGGACCTTCGAAGGGTCCGCCACCCGCCCGACATAATTGCGGGTTTCCTTGAACGGGATCCGCCGGGCAAATTCCTCATTGCTGATCTCGCCCTTGTTGGGGTCGCCGAACCTCTGGCGCCATTTGTCCACACGGGCGGGCCCAGCGTTATAACCAGCGGCCGTCAGCACTTCATTGCCGTTGTAACGCTGAAACAGCTGATCGGCGTATAGCTGGCCAAGCTTGCGGTTATAGGCCGCATCGCTGCGAAAACGCTTTTCATCCCATGGGATGTTGTTCTCACGCGCCNCCTGCTGGGCCGTGCCAGGCAGAAGTTGCGCAACGCCGATCGCACCTTTGGAGCTGACCTGATTCTGGCGCGAACCTTCGCCCAGATGCTCAATCCGCTCAAACAAAGACCCGCCCATTTTCTGCGCCTGCGCCCAGGTCCGGCTCAGAACACCTCCGGGCGCCGTTCCAGCATGAAAGACCCCTTGGCCGCCCTTGATGGCGGCATAAAGCAAGGGATTGCTGGTCATCATAAATGTATCGACGGCCTGCGAGAATGTTTCGCTGGCTTGTTTCAACACCCCCATGGCGGGTTTGAAATTGCCGCCTACGGCATCGGAGAATATCTGCGCGGCGGCGATTTCTTTGTCGAGAATGCCCTCTGTCATCGTCGCCGCTTTATGGCCTAAGATGCCTATGCCACGATCTTTGATTTGTCCTAGAGTCTGAAACTTTTCATTGTTTCGCTCGGCATCCTTCAGCGCGGCATCGGATTGAACGTTGCCATACTGTTTGACCTGAGCGAGATCGGCCTTGAGCGCTTTTCCGCCCCGATTCAAAAGCGGCAAAACCTCCAGCGGAATACCCAGTTGGTTGGCGATTTGGCGCTGGCCTTCAGGGTTGCGCTTGGAAATGGCATCAGACAGCCTGCCCAAGAAGTCCTCGTTCAGATCGAGGCTGCCGTCCTTCTTGCGCGGAATGGCGAGACCGAGACGTCGCATAACGTCATATCCGCNCGGATTGCTGCCATAGAGCGCGCCGTTCAAAGATTGCTCAATTCCGGCGATCGCCTGGCTGCCCGCGCCCTTTTCCGCTCCTGATCGTTGCGCTCCGGCTTCGAATGCCTGCAGGGTCTGGGCATTCACNCCCCAGATCTTTGCAAAGCGGCTGATCTTTGCGGTATTATCAGCCCAGCTCGCCCCGAACTTTTGGCTCGCAATGGTGCCCGCCAGCAATGCGCCGGCAACCATCCCCACGCCTCCGGCCACACCCCCCAGCGCCAGCTCGAAGCCGCCAGCTTCGGTTGCCGCACCGGTCATGGCGCTCCGGAAAATGCCCAATGCATTACNGCCCTGGCTCAAGATGCCCCCAAGGCCGCCCGAAACAGACCGGGTGCCCAGCGTGCGCGCGGCGGATTGCTCCATCTGCGAAAATGCCTGATGGGCGGCTTTGGCATAGGAAAAGAGCGAACGCTTGCGACGATTGATGGTCGCTTCATCATCGTTCGCTGCCTGCCGATTGTTCCNCCTGATCTCGTCAGAAAGCCGACGCGAGTTTTTAGCGCCGGCTTTCGCCACTTGAGAAAGTCGTTTTTCGGCGGATTTCGCGCCGGGATCGGTCTGATCATGGGCGACAATGCCAATGCCGACTTGGGCTTCATCAGACATGGTCCGCCCACTCCAGCCAGTCGTTCACCTGACGCCAGGTGTAGGGATAAAGCTCGATCGGCAGCTTGCCGTGCAGTTGCCCGAGCAGACTCAGTCGGCGGCGCCAGTCGAGGGGGCGTCGATCAAAAAACGGGCAAGATACCCCGATGCCTGCTTGCCATCGCGCACGCCCAGGCTGCGAACCGCCGGTTCGGGGACGCCGGAAATCAAGGCAATCGCCTTGGCATCGGCCTTCCACCCCTCGTCCGCGCCAAGCTCGATCATTTCACCCACAGTGGGTTCGCGCAGGCGAAGCTCGGTATAGGTGATATCGCCCAGCGTTACCGGCTTGCGCAGCGTGATGACCAGCTGCTCCGGAATGTCGTCAGTTGCTTTGGCCATCTTACTGCTCCTTCACGCTAGCCGAGGAAAAGAGGATGTCAAAGGTACCGTCTTCGGTGTTGACCTTGGCCGGCTCGCCATCGCGCCAGGCGTTTTTGGCGATGATCACCTTGCCATTGGCCAGCACCGCCACCACCGTGACGCCATCGGCCGCATTGAGATCGGCGATCTTGAACGCATTACTGTCGCGGCCGGTCCAGGCGATATGGCCCTCGTTGGGCATTTCCTTGTAACCATGGACGCCGTCCTGCCCTTTGAGGGTTTCGCGGTTGGTGCTGCTGACCAGATAGGTGCCCGATCCGGCAACAGCATAATTTGTCCCGTCGATCGTGATAGACAGGGTTCCGGCAATGGCGGACATGTGGGCCTCCTTAGATCAGGCGGAACTGGAACAGCGTGGCGAACTGGCGCAGCTGGTTGATCAGCACGCCGGGCCACAGGACATTGACGCGATCGGGATTGGTCAGATCCTTTTCGACGATCAGGTTTTGCGCAAAGACGTCCGATTGCTGGACCAGCGCATAGTCCTCCTCGAGGGTGAGGTAGGAGGCGATGATGTCCGCCCGGATGACCGCAGGCGTGACCACGCGAGAGTTCGCCTTCACCCGCGTTCCATCGGCGGCCAGCTTCACGCGCGCATATTTGGTCTGGACCCAGCTGCGCATGAACCGCATGACGAACATCAGCGTGTANAGCGTCTCGACATTCAGATAGGAATTGTCGGCCGCGCCTTGGGCATTGGTGACGTAGGTGGTGATGATCCGCTCCATCTGCACCGCGCCCGTGGCATCGACAAACCAGGTGGAGCATCCGCTATAGAGCAGCGTGGTGTTGCGGACCGGCTGAAGATAGCGCGAAGCCATAAGAGGGGCCAGAATGCCCTGCACCGGCAGATTTTGCAGCGGGATCCCCGGATCGTCGCGCAGACTTTGCGCGCCCGCACCGGCAAAGGCCGCCGCCCAGCCCCAGACCGGATTGGGCCCATCGTAAAAGGGGATGATCGTCAGATGCTGGTTGTTCTGCGCAGCTGCTGCTGCGGCAACCGTCCCTGCCGTGCCGCGCATGGCGGTCCAGACATGGCCGTAGATCTGCGAAAGCGGGTGCCAACGCCCGCCTGCGGTGTCGGCCAGAAAGGCCTTCAGCGCCGTCAGGGCGGTCGCGTCGGTTTGCGCGCAAACGATGAAGTCGAAGGTCTGATCCGACAGATTGGTCAACGGGGTCGTAAGCGCCGGATTGGTCGCGCCGCCGGCCATGGCCGTGATCGCGATGGAANCCCCGGCGGGCAGCGCTTCGCCGCCTGCAGTCCCAAGGAAGTTCACGCGCAGATCGATATCGTTCCCCAGCAGGCCCGCGTTGCGCGCCGTCACCGTGACATTGGCGCCGGTGGCCGAGGCCGTAACCGGCAAGCCGCAGGCAATCATCGAAGGATTGCCCGAAACCCGCCCGTCCGAGGCGTTAATGGCGGTCACGATGTTGCCAGCGATCGCGCTGGCCGTATCGCCGGTCAACACAGCGATCGGAACCAGCACGCCCGCCACATAGAGCGCGATCGTGCCGGGTGCGGTCGCCGTGCCGGTGACGGCCAAGGTGCCCGCGGCCGCGGTGGCGCCGCCCGCATCGGCCAGAGGCAGCGCCCAANCCTCGCCCGCGCCATCGTTAAGCGCATAATAGGCTGCCATCTGCGAGAGGATCGNCCCCTTGCCCCCGCCGGTCACAGCTTCAGCCGCCGAAGCGACGCGCACCGGCGTTCCCGCCGTGTACGTGCCGCCGCTCAGGATCTGTCCGACCAGCAGCGTGCGTTGGGTCGCCTGGGCGGTGTTGGCCTTCGAGGGGTCGAGCTCGGCAAAGAACAGCGGGATCCGCAGGTTCGACGGCGTGTTTACGAAAGGCACGGTCATGCCATCATTCCTTTTCTTCGGTTACGGGCGCGGCCTCGACTTCGGCCTCTTCCTCAGCGACCTCGTCCTCGATCAGCAGCAGGTCGCCGTGCTCGATCAGCTGCGCGATCGCGAAATCGCCTTGGTCGTGGGGAATGCCGCGCACGCCATCGATTCGGCGGCGGGTTTGCGGATGCAGCACAAGGCGATCCGGGGCGCAGATGACGCGCATGGGCAGGCTCCTAGGGATTTAGGGGAAATTGGGCCGAAAGCGGCGGATGATTGGCGGCCGTCAGATCGATGTCATTCACGTCATCGGCGGAGACGGGCGCAAAACTGTCGGCGTCCTCGAAGAACTCCACCGCGAAATCCATGACGATCGCGGCAATATGCGTGGCACCCTCAGACGAAATGACCAGAGAGCTGTCGATTGATGCGATCTGCTGGATCCGCATGAAAAGCTCATGCGAGTTGACGATAGCGATCTCGATCTGGCGCTTGAGGAGCCAGCATGCGGCCTCGGCAATAGCTGCGCCGGCGTTGTCTTCACTGGCATAGGCTTCCACCTCGCCGATCACGCGGATCATGGCGGTGGTGGNGTATTGCGGCGAGCCCGAACGGCTTTGCGATTGACGCCTCTCGCGCAGGATCCGAAGTTTGATGATCGGCATCTGCCCGCGCACCGTCGGCCAGTCGCCCGGCTGAAACNCCCGCGCGCCCGCATCGGTGGCCCCATCGGCGCGCAACTGGGTCTCGAACAGGCCGAGCAGGAGCTGCGAGGTAACGATCTCGTCGGGCGCGGGCCAAGGCATCAGGGCTGCGCCTTCATAAGTTTGAGCAGGATGTGGCCATGGCCATCAGGCAGGGGCCGCGCCACGACATAGGCGCTGCCGGTGGCGGTTATGGTGACCCGGTCGCTTTNGGCCGCCTCGATGCCGTTCAGCGCAGCGGCGCGGATGCCCAGCGTGGGGGTCTGAATAACCACCTCTTCACCGTCGACGATGTGGGTTTCGGTCGAAGCCTCATCCCACACCGCATCCGGAATCGGGATAGGCTGGCCCCCGCGCGGAGTATAGACAACCTCCTCCCCGAAAACCTTCATCGAAGGCCCGAGAACGAGGCTGTCCCAATTGATGGCCATGGCCGCCTGCCCTTAGGCGCCCTGGTGACCGGTGCGCAGCACTTCGGGGCGCTTGCAGATGAACAGCGGATATTCATACGCCTCCATCCGCCACCAGGAATTGCGATCGCGGTCGAAAATCGGAACGACATAGCGTTCGCGGCCGGGGGNATTGATCCAGTCGAAGCTCTCGCCCGGCGCCATGGCCTTCTCGAAAACGCCCGGCGCGTTGACCGGGAAGAACTTCACCTTGTCGTCGGGGATCTTGATCGTGGTGTTGTCGTCCGACCCGCGATAGTTGACCCAGTTGACCCCGGCAAAGGGGAAGCTTTCAAACGCCCCTCCCTTGCGCAGCTCGGTCGCGTCGGACCAGTTCTTATAGGTCTTTTCGACGTCGGGATGAGTGATGAAGGCGTCGAAGAAGCTGTCGCCGCACAGCCCCATGACGCTGGTGGCCGTGGTAAAGGCACCCTTGGACGAGCGGGCCATCGAGCGGACCATCGCGTTGATGATCGGGCGCAGCGTGTATTCGACCTTGGCATCGAGGTTGAAGGCGATTTCAGCCGGTTGGACAAAGCCAAATTCGTCGAACCAGTTGAACCAGACGCTGCCGTCGGCATCGAGCAGCATGCCCTGAACCGCTGCCAGACGCTGATATTCCTCGGTATAGTCCAGCACCGAGAGCAGACCGGTCGGGCCGCCCAGACGGCGCGCAACTTCGGTCTGCACCTGCATCAGAACGCTTTCCTGCCCAAATTCGCGGATGTTCTGCAGCTCGTGCGAATGGATCGTATCGCCGTTAAAGATGCGCGGCACGTCGAAATAGCGCATCCGGCGGCGCTCGGTCTGACGTTCTGCATTGGTGGGCTGGCCACGCTGGCTCAGAGGAACAACCGTCAGGATGCCGTCGCGCTCTTCCACCGCCAGCGCCGTGGTGCGGATCGGGTTGGGATTGAACAGCGCCTCGCCCAGATCGCCCAGCATGCTGGGCAGATGCGGGATGCGCTCGACCTGGCTGGTCAGCGCAACTTCGGAAAACGGATCCTGGCGGAAGATATTGATGATCGACATGGAGAGCTCCAAATGGGAGGCCACGCCAATCACGCGCGCAGCCCAAGGGGACGGGCAGCGCGCGCTGACCGGTTCAGTGGATGTTGAATTTTCGAGAAATCAGGTGGCGGCAGACCGCCCGCCAGGGATCAGACCGAGAGGATGCCCAAGGCCTTGAGCTGGGCCAGCGCAGCGGTCTGCTGCGGCGTGGTCGTGACGTTGGCGCCCCAGACCAGTTCGGCCGCCTGCACCTTCATCGGCCCGCGCACATTGGCCACCGCGCGCCGATCGGCGGAGGNGGCATCGCGATAACCGCTCCACAGGATCGCTGCGGCGTTCTGCAGACCGTTGGTGGCAGTGGGGTCGAACGGCCCATATTTGGTCGTGCCGGTCACCGTGA